ATCCCCGAGATCCCTGAGTGGATCACCGTGGGGCCGACCGGGCGTGCGATCTACGAGCACCTCGCGGCGCTGCCGCAGGCCCGCCTGTATGGCGCCGGCACCTGGTTCCAGCTGTGGGTGACGCTTCCGCTGATCGAACGCTATCTCTCGCGACCCGGGAGCGAAAACTATAAGGCCGTCACCTCGACTCTCGGTGCGGCACTTCGTCTTACAGAGGATGACCTCGCGCGGGCGCGGGTTCGAATCAAGCCGGTCATCGACGAGGAAGACGAGGATGCGCCGACTGCCGGGAAGCAGGTGGTCAGCTTCGCCGAGGAGCGACGGGCACGGCTGCTGAAGGGCGCGTGAGCCCGGGTGCCGCACGACATCGTCACCCACCCCGACCACGACCGCGAACGCTCCCTCGGTTGGCTTGCAGTCGCCTGGCTCGAGCACTACGCCGTCCATGGCCCCGGCGACGTCGGCGGTGAATCCGTCGCGCCGATCGTCGATGAGTACGTCCGCTTCGTCGTCGACACCTACGCCCTCGATCGCGACGGCCGCCGGATCTACGACCACGTCTTCCTCAGCCGCCCAAAAGGGTGCGCAAAGTCCGAAGTCGCTGCTCTCATCGCGCTTTTCGAAGCCATCGGCCCTTGCCGATTCGCCGGGTGGGCACGCGGTGGCGAGGTGTTCCGCGACGACTGGGGCGGGGATTTCACGTACACGTACGCGCCCGGTGAACCCATGGGCAAGCGGCTCAAGAACCCCTATATCCGTTGCGTTGCAACAGAAGAGGGGCAGGCGGGGCTCGTCTACGACACCGTCCACCTGAACCTGACCGAGGGGCCACTGCGCCGTGCTCTGCCGCGCCGGGACGACGCCGGCCTGACCCGCATCCTGATTCCCGGTGGCGGAGAGATCATTCCGTCGACCAGCTCGGCGGCGTCCAAGGATGGCGGCAAGGACACGCTGACCCTGTTCGACGAGACGCACCTCTACAACAAGCCTGAGCTACGGCAGACGTACAAAACGCTGACTCGAAATCTGCGTAAGCGTCGACGGTCCGCGCAGACTTTCGCGGTCGAGACGACCACGATGTACGCGCCGGGCGAGGACTCTATCGCCGAGCAGACCTACAAGCTGATCCAGGACACCCTCGCAGGGAAGCTCAAATCCCATCCCCGCCAGCTGTTCGACCACCGATACGGAGCGATTACCCCCGAGGAGCTCGACGACGAAGAGCTGGTGCGCAAGGCGCTGCTGGACTCTTACGGCGACTGCGCGGCGTGGAACGACGTCGACGGCCTGGTGGAGGCGATTGCCGACCCGCGAAACGACGTAATCAGCAGCTTCCGCTACTGGTTCAACTCGCCGACCTCCGCGGAGAACGCATGGGTTGTCGCCTACGAATGGGACGCGGTCGGCCCGGACAACATGCCGGTCGAGCCTCTCGCCGCTGGCGATGTGATCACCCTCGGATTCGACGGTTCCCGGCGCCGCCGCCGCGGCGTCACCGATGCCACCGCTCTCGTGGCGTGCCGGGTCCACGACGGCCTGGTCGTGCCGATCAAGATTTGGGAACAGCCCCCAGGCGCGTTCACCGACGGATGGGAAGTCCCCGAGCACGAGATCGAGGCCGCGCTGCTCGAGACCTTCAAGACCTACAAGGTGGTGGCGTTCTACGCCGACCCGGCCCGGTGGGAGGCGAACGTCGCTGCATGGGAGGCCAAGTATGGTCCTCACTTGCTGGTGAAGTCCTCGGCGAGCCATCCCATCGAATGGTGGATGACCGGCAGCCGCGCATTCAAAACCGTTGAGGCGCTGCGGGAATTCGTGGAGGCGATCCTCGACCGGAAGCTGTGCCACGACGGCAATCTCACGCTGCGGGCGCACGTGCTCAATGCCCGGCGCGCGGAGACGCCGAAGGGCATTCAGATCCGCAAGGAGAACCCGGACTCGCCGAACAAGATCGACGGCGCTGTTGCCGCGGTGCTGGCGTGGCAGGCCCGGCTGGATGCGGTGGCCAAGGGAATCGGAAAGAAGAAGCGCCGCCGGATCGCCGTGCGCGTGCGATGACTGAAGGACCTAACTGAATATGGCTCAGCAGCAGCAGAAGACGCAGCCGCCGGAGTGGTGGTTCGAATACCTCATGAAGCGGTTCGACGAGAAGCTCGAATGGGAGCCGCGCGTCACCTCCACCAACACCCCCAAGACCAGGCGAGAGCGCCTGGACCTGCTGTGGAGCTACTACATCGGGGACGGCCCGCTGCCGTTCATCAACGAGAAGTACCGAGAAACCTTCAGGGAGCTGCTGCGCAAGTCGCGCCCGAACTACGCCATCATGGCCATCGACTCCATGTGCGACCGCAGCGTGCTCAAGGGCGTCTACACCGAGGCCGACAAGGATCTCGACGGCGACGACATCGCACGCAAGGTCCAGGAGGTGTCGGGTTTCGCTGCGTTGCAGCGGGACATGCAGACCTGGCTGTACACCCTCGGCGAGTCGTACGTGACGATCGTGCCGCCGCTACCGGGCGCACCCACAGGCAGCGTGCCGATGCTGCTGGCGGAGAACCCCAGATTCTGTGTGGGCGAGCCAAATCCGCTCATTCCACGGCAGCTGATCGCCTTCGTGAAGGTGTACCGGGACCGAATCGCCAACTGCCAGAAAGCCTTGCTGTTTCTGCCTGGCCAGCGGATCGAGTTCATCCGCGAGGAAGGCCAGTTCGGCACCAAGTTCATCCTCGACCAGTGGTCCAAGGGCGAAGTCGCAGCAATGGCCGGCCTCGAAGAGTTCGGTGGGATCCCCGTCGTCCGCTTCGAGAACAAGATGGGACTGGGGGAATTCGAACCCCACCTCGATACCCTCGACCGGATCGCCGACGGCATCCTGCACAGGAAGATCATCACCTGGTACCAAAGCTTCAAGCAGCGGGCCATCAAGGGGGACTTGGACGGCGGCGAGGACTTCAGCGACGACGAGAACTCGCTGATCCGCTCCCTCGGCGACGCCAAACTCGAGGACATCTTCCAGGCCGACCCGGGCACCCTGTGGATCGTGCCCGAGGGTGTGGAGTTCTGGGAAAGCGGCGCAACGGATTTGACGCCACTGCTGCTGGCCGAGCGTGACGATGTCAAGGAATTCGGTGTATCCACCCGTATCCCCATGCACATGCTCGCTCCGGACGGCAACAACCAGACCGCCGAGGGCGCCTCGATGCTTCGCGAGGGCCTGACCGACAAGATCAACGACCGCCAGGCGCGCCAGGAGCCGCAGTGGATGCTGTTGTGGCAGATGGTGTTCGCGCTGTCCGGGCAGGCCGCCCGCGCGGTGAACGTGCGCCTTCAGTGGGGCAGCACCGAACGCACGCCGCTGGCAGTGCGCGCGGACGCGGTACAGAAGACCCGCGGCGTGCTATCGCGCAAGCGGCAGGTGGTGGAGCTGATGGAGATGGATCCGCTGGTCGCCAAGCTCAACGAGACAGAGCTGATGGAGGAATCCATGGCCATGGACACCACTTCCGGTGGTGCGGTGCCGGCCGCGAATCCGGCTGCCGCGCAAAGCGCTCCCGCCGAGCCGGGTACGGACGCGGGCGGCGACGAGCTGGCGGTGGCCGCCTAATGGGGTCGGAGCTGTTGCTGCGGATCCTGCTGTCGCATTCGCAGCGGCGGCGTCTGCTTCTGCTCGATGCCCAGGACCGTGTGCAGGCGCTGTGGCGGATGACCGACCCGTTCGACGGGGCCGCGGTGGAGGACTTCTCTCAAGCCGCAGCGGATATCTCGATCGCCGCCCAGCGCAAGGCCGTGACCATGGTCGCGGCAGCTCAACGCCGCTATCTCGCCGAGATCGACACCGACCTCGGCGATTTCGTACCCGAGGTGCCCGACGAGGTGCGGATGTACTCGACGACGCGCCCCTACCGGTACGCGAAACCGAAGACGGTCCGCACCCGGGCTGGGGCGTCCGAGCGGTTGCCTGCCGCCGAGCCGTTCAACCGCCCTGCACGCCGGTATCGGCATGAAGTCGCTGGTGGACGTGATTCCAGTGATGCTCTGGACGCTGCGGCGAACCGTGTGAAAATGGAGCTAGCCACGAACGTCGCCCTCGCTGAGAGGGAGGCGGAGATGCAGATCATCGGCCAAGCCGGTGTCGTGGATCTCGACGTGATCGGATACCGGCGAGTCATCCGGCCCGAACGCTCCCGCACCGGTGTGTGCGGATTGTGCGTGGCGGCCAGCGACCGGATCTACAAGACCGACGAGCTCAAGCCCATGCACACGGGCTGCAACTGCACGGTCATGCCGGTCAAGGAAGACGCGGATCCAGGACTTCGACTCAACCGCGAGGACCTGACCAGACTGTATGACGATGCGGGTGGCACCGGCGCAAAGCTGTTGCACCGCACCAAGTACGGCGTCGACGAGCATGGCGAGCTTCAGGCGCTGCTGGTGCCCAAACGCCGCGGTGAGCCTGTGCCGCGTTTCCGGGATCCGGAAGTGCCCGCGGTGGTGGACCTGGATGCCGACTTCACCGAGGTCGCGCGACGCCAGTTGCCGCTGATGCGTAAGGAGTTGGCCAAGACGCGTTCCCAGGGCGTGCCGGACGACGATCCGCGTCTGCGCTGGCAGCAGTCGCAGGTGTACGCGTTCGAACAGCTCCTCGCGCTCTAGAACTTCCCACCTCCTGGGGTGGACGAGAACCGGGCCGGGTTCCGCCAAGGAGCCCTTGCCCACCACCAAACCATTTACCCGACAAGGGATCACAACTGAATATGAGCAAGCAGCAGCGCGCCGACACCCTTGCCTCCTCCGCTCCCGACGACGTCACTCCCGACGACATCGAGACGGTCGAAACTGCACCGGAGGCAGGCGAATCCGATGGTGTCGGCGAGGAGCAGGCCGTGAACAAGCACGGCTACCCCGACAACACGCCGCTGACGGAAATGACCGTCGAGCAGCAGGCCGCCTATTGGAAGGCCAAGGCCCGCATGCACGAATCCCGGTCGCGCGCCAAGGCCGGTGGCCTGAGTGCCGAGGAAGCCGACGCGCTGCGCAACGAACTTCAGGAGCTGCGCGACGCACAGCTGTCGGAAACCGAACGCGCCCAGCAGGACGCAATCGAATCCGCGCGGGAGGCCGGCCGCAGCGAGGCACGCGATCAGCTGATGCCGATGCTGCACGAGGCCCAGCTGCGCGGCTATGCATCCACGGTCATCAAGGGCGCCAAGCTCGACGGTTTCGTCTCCACGGTCAACATCACCGCGTTCAGCGCCGAGGACGGCTCGATCGACGGCGAGAAGGTCGTCGCGCACCTCAAGGCCATGTACGGCGAGGAACCGCCCTCCTCCGCCGCTGCGAGCACCTACCCGAATTTCGGACAGGGCAGCCCGGGGGCGACCTCCCAGAAGAGCACCCGCGCTGACGGCCTGGCCGAAGCGAAGCGGCGCGGATTCTCCCCGGCCGCCTAACCCATCTCTGGAGCCATTCATGAGCAACATCGCTACACGCAAGACCGGTACGTTCCGGGGTGATTCGCGGGCGTTCGTCTACGCCGACATCTCCGCGCAGGCGGGCCGTGCCTCGGTCACTCTCGACATGAGCAAGTTCACCTCGGTTCAGATGCCGGAAGGCTATCTGCCCTCGGGCATCGTGCTCGGCAAGATCACCGCGACCGGCAAGTACGGCCCCTACGACAAGACCGCCGCCGATGGCCGCGAGACCCCGGCCGGATTCCTGTGGGACGCCTTCGCTCCCACAGGTCCGGATGAGGCCGCCCCGCTGTGGTTCGGCCCCGGCGCGATCAAGGAGAACAAGCTGCCTGCCGGTAATGGCCTGGATGCGCAGGCCAAGAGTCTGCTGGCCGCTTGGTTCAAGTTCTTCTGAAACCTGGTCTCTCACAACTGAATACACAACTTAATACGGAGGCCATCCCATGGCTCTAGTCTTCGACGCGCCGGTCCATCCCGATTCGGCGACCGTCTTCGCGCGCGAAATTCCGCTGCCATCCGACCACAAGCTGGCCGCGTTCCTGCCTGACCAGCTGGTACAGGAGCAGACGATCAAGCTGGTCAACACGACCCGGGTGAATCGGACTGCCAGCTTCAGGTCGTTCGACGGCAACATCCCGCAGCTCGAGCGGGACTTCTTCGAGACCAAGGAAGTCGACCTGCTTCCGATCTCGGTGCAGGGCATGAAGGGCGAGCTCGAGCGGCTCCAGCTCGAGCGTGCTCGGCAGAAGGGTGGCTCGCTCTCGGCGATCACCTCGGCGATCTACAACGACATCGAGCTGGCGGTTCGCGCGATCCGCAATCGCATCGAGGTCGCGCGCGGCGAGTTGCTGCACACCGGCAAGATCGACCTGGCCGGCGAGAACGGCCTGTACCTGAAGGCCGACTTCGAGGTCCCCGGTGATCACTTCGTCACCGCGGGCAAGGTATGGACCGACACCGCCGCAGCCCAGATCGTTTCGGATCTGGCGACCTGGACCGAGAAGTACATCGCCGACAACGGTTTCGCCCCGGCAGGCATGATCATCTCCCGCAAGACCGCCTCGCTGCTCCAGCGCAACGCTGAGTTCCGCACCTACGCGGCCTCGATCGCCGGTTCGCCGCAGATTGTGTCCCGTTCGGTGGTCAACAACGTGCTGGAGGATTACAACCTGCCGCCGATCGCCGAGGTCTACGACACGGTGATCCGCGTCGACGGAGTCGACAAGCGTGTAATCCCCGAGAACAAGGTGATTTTCGTGCCGCCGGCCGGTCGCCTGGGCGGGGTGAAATGGGGCGTCACCGCCACCGCGCTCGAGCTGGTCAATGCCGCGCAGTCGGACATGACCTTCGAGGACGCTCCGGGCATCACCGGCGTGGTCGTCAAGAGTGGTCCTCCGTTCAAGGAGACCACCGTGGTCGACGCGTTGACTCTTCCGGTCCTCGAGGATCCGAAGAGCCTGTTCGTCGCAACCGTCTACTAGGCCGGGTGTTGTTGTGGCGAAGCTGATTTCGTGGGTGGCCGCCTACGACGAACACGGCGCGGCGCGCTGGTTCGGCCCGGCCGATGAAGTGCCGGAGTGGGCGGCCCGCCAGATCACCAACCCCGCCGCCTGGGACACCGTCCCGGCCCCCGCTGTCGAAGCGGGGGCCGGAGACGGCGCTACCAGTGGCGAGTCCGAGCCCGAGGCCGAGCCGGTCGCGCCCAAGCGGCGTACCCGCAAGCCCGCCGAGGGGGCATAACCGCGATGGGTGTCTTTGCTGGCCGAACCGATCTGATCGCCTCCTACGAGGGTCAGCTGACCGAACGGCAGCTGGTCTTCGCGGAGACCAAGATCCTCGAGGCCGAAGCGATGCTGATGTCGCTGGTGCCGCGGCTGGCCAGCAACCCCGCCGCGCTGCCGGAGCTGGTGCGCTACAACGCGCGTCGTGCCGTCTGCGCGGCCGTGCTGCGGGTGGTGCGAAACCCCGCCGGCGTCGCCTATCAGGCCGTCGGCGGGTCAACCACCCGGCTGCACGACAACGTTGCCTCGGGTGAATTGCATTTCACCGCAGAGGAACTCAAGCCGCTGCGCGCCCGAAAGAAGCGGTTCGGAGTCCTCGGAATCGCGCCGGTGAGGTGGTCGGCGTGATGCTGCTGCCAAACCTGCACGGCGACACCGTGATCGTGTGGCGTCGCCCGGCCCGCGACCGGTTCGGCGACACCTCCTACGTGGAGCACCACACGATTCCCGAAACGGTGATCGAGTACGGCTCCCAGGATGAACCCAACGCCAACGGCGCACCGACCGCCGATCGTGAGCTGGCGCGCTACGACGTGACCCTCTACTGCCCGGTCGGCGCCGATGTGCTGGCCAACGACCTGATCGAACTCCCCGACGGTGACCAGTACCACGTGGTCGGCCGCCCCCAGCGCCCCAAGCATCCGGTCACCGGATGGACCCCGGGCGTCGTGGTGCGGCTGCGGCGGATCGAAGGATAGAGACAACACAGTGCCTCGCTACAGCCGAATGGGTGAACTCACCTGGTACGGCGAACAATCCAAGCCACCGGTCAACCCCGCGGTCGAGGCCGTCGTGAACGGTCCGGTCATGGGCGGCATCCTCCAGGGCATCGCCCGCGAAGGCCGACAGATGTGGCGGTCCCGCACTCGCTGGCGGACAGGCCAATTGGCCAACTCCACCACCATCTCGCTCGAGATGCGCAAGAACGCCGGCTCGCTGCGCCCGCGCCGCGTGGCGGAGTTGACTGCCGACACCGACTACGCCGCAGCAGTCGAGTTCGGTCGCTGGAATCTGGCGAAGACCTTCCGCCGCCCGGCGGTCCGTGAACGGGTCAAGCCCGGCCAGTACCCACCACGCAACAGCCGCTACGCCCGCCACACCATGGGCGGCGACAACAGGCGAGTGCGCTCGATCGTCGCTGACCTCGAACGGCTCTACGGCGGCCGCAAATGAGCGAACCACTCGACTTCCCCGATGCCGAGCTGGTCACCATGGCCTTGCTCGACGATCTGGGCTGGACCTGCACCGCGCTCCCGGATCCTGCGGAATGGGCGAAGCTTGGCACCATCATCGCCATCAATCGCGTCGGCGGTGGCTGCGACGACGGCATCACCGACCGGGCCCTGATGTCGGTGGTGGTCGTCGACGCCACCCGCCCCAAGGCATGGGCCACCGCCGCCAAGGTGCGCTGCCGCATCCTGGGCGCCGCCCGGTCCCTTGCCGGCGGATTCCTCATCGACAACACCCGCGAGGAAGTCGGCAACACCCAGGAACCAGACCTCGCTGGCGACAACCGGTTCGTGGAATCCAGCTACTGGATCAGCTTCCGAGCGCAGTAGGCGATGACCCCACAATTTCAAACCTGCTCCGGCTGCCTGAAAAACAAGCCGACCGGTCACTTCCATCGCAACCCCAGCAAACGCCTCGGCATCGAGCGCCAATGCCGCGATTGCGCCGCCGACCGAAAGCTGCGGGGCCGCTACGGCATCAACCGCGACCGGTACATGCAGCTGCTCGACGACCAAGGCGGCGTGTGCGCGATCTGCGAAACCGACGACGCCGCACTCGTGGTCGACCACCAGCACGGCGGCACCGGACAGGTCAGGGGCCTTCTCTGCCACGGCTGCAACACCGGGCTGGGCCTGCTCAAAGATGACCCGGCGACGCTGCACCGCGCCGCTGAGTACCTCGAGTCGCGCTCGCAGGCGGCTTGAAAGTTCCACCCCCACAACTGAATACACAACTGAATAGGGAGGCCGGGATGCCGGATCTCAACGTAATGCGCGATCTGAAGCAGTCGCTGCTGCTCAAGCCGCTCTCCGGTGCGGTGTTCGTCGCGCCCATGTCGGTGGATGTCCCGGCCGCATTCACCACGGGCGCCACCGCGGACCTGCTGGACCTGAAGTCCGCGGGCTTCACCTCGCTGGGGCACGTCTCCAAGGAAGGCGCGCCCACCTTCACCCCGGAGACCGAGACCTCCGAAGTAGAGGCGTGGGGTCTGCTCGAGTCCGCGCGAACCGACGTCACCAAGCGAACCACCAAGATCGCCTGGACCGGCCAGGAAACCCACCGACACAACCTTCAGCTGTTCCACAACCGGGACCTGTCGAACGTGAAGTACAACCCGATCACCGGTGAGACCGAATTCGCGGACCCGACCGCGCCCTCGATCACCTACCACCGCGGCATCTTCATCGGCGTCGACGGTGCCGGCCCGACTACCACCTACGTGATCAAGGTGGTGCCCAAGATGACCATCACCGAAGTGAACGAGCAGTCCTGGAAGCAGGACGAGGTGATCTCCTACGGCTTCACCGCCTCGGCCAAGCTCGACGAGTCCACCGGCTACGCCATCAAGACCGTCCTGGCCGGCCCCGGCTGGAAGGCCCTGGCGGGTAAGGCGGGCTTCACCGCCGCGGCGTAATCCGCCCCCGCCCTGCCCGGAGCCGCACACGCGTTTGTGTGCGGCTCCAGGTGGGGCGTATGTCAATCACCCCCAAATCCTTTACGTACGAAAGGTTTCCGCTTCTCATGAGCGCTTTCACTCCCGTTGTCATGGTTCACCCCGACGGTATCGAGGTGACCGCCCACACTCCGACCTCGGTCAATGATCTGGCGTGCGCCGGATATGTCGCCAAGATTGGTAACAGCGCTGTCGCGCCGGTCGCAGATGTCGAGACCGATTCCAGCGACCGCAAGCCCAAGCCCAACACTGTCCGGCCTGCCGCCGGAAAGTAAACGGGCTCAAGGCAATCCACAACTAAATACATAACTGAATACAGGAGCCGCTCAAACCATGGCTGCCACCAAGGCCCAGAAGAAGTCGTCCGCATCGTCCGAGTCGAACTGGGCTCGCCTGGTCCGCGAGGCCACCAAGGACCGTAAGCAGTTCGAGCCGTACGTGTTCGACGCCTACGACCCGCCGGTGCTGATCACCCCGCCGACCGGCCTGGAGCGGCAGCTGATGCTGGCTCGCCTGTCTGACGAGGCCGGCAGCGTCGAACCCGATGACCTGCCGGAGATGCTGGCCGCGCTCGTCGGTGAGGCCGCCTTCGCCAAGGTCTGGGACGCGCTGCGCGACCAGCCCCTCGATGTCACCCTCGCGCTGATCGAGGACATCAACCGGCATTTCAACAAGGGCGCCGATGGCGGTGCCGAGGAATTCCCGGGGGGCGACTCGGCCTCGTAGCGCTCATCGAGAAGCACTACGAGGCCATCGAGTGGGATCTGCACGCCTACTGGGGCGTTGACCTGCTCGACTTCTTTCGCGGTGAGCTGCCGTGGGCCAAACTCTCCCGTTTCCTGCGGCAGCTCCCCGATGGCTCTCGCTACCGCGCCTCCCAGGCGATGGACATGGACCTGGCTGAGCACCTGGTCCGTCTCGAGGAAGCCAACGAAGCCCAACAGGCCGGGGCCACATCCGAAGACGCCGACCCGGTCATGCGGTCCTCGGCTGGCTACGACCTCAACGCTCACCTTCTGCTGACGATCGCGGATCTGTTGCAGAACCTCAACACCACTCTCATCGCGGTCAACCTGCCGCCGGGCAAGACCCCGCCGCGGCCCGAGCCGATGCCACGCCCGGTCTCCGCAGTCGACGTCATCCACTCCCGCCGCGAACGCGAACGCGCGAAGGCTGCCGAGGCCGCGTTCGGGTTCTGACCCAATCTCCCACTGCCACAAAGGGTTCGACATGTCTCTGATCGCTGGTCACGTAAAGATCGCTGTCGGCGCAGACATGACCGACTTCCTCAAGGACGTGGAGCGCGGTGTCAAGAACACCCCGGTCGCCAACGAAGGCAAGAACAACCGCGACCGCGAGGCCGCCGCCCGGAAGCAGGCCGACCGCGAGGGCGACATTGCGGGAAAGGCTCGCAGCGACGCCGACCACGCCAGGTCCAGCCGAGAACGCGAAAAGCATCTCGGCGACGAGCTCTCGCGTATCCGCCGCGACGCTTCCACCGAAGGTGACCTATTCGGCCGCACTTTCGCCAAGGCGTGGTCCAAGGACATTCAACGGACGAGGTCCGCAAAACGACGGGCAAGGGCCTCAATGTCCAGAGGATCCTCGCCGACGACCTGAAGATCAAGCAGGGCAAGGCGGCCAACACCACCAACGCCGCGAAGAA